GTATTAGTATTAGTATAGTATATAGTATATAGTATATAAACGACGACACATAAATGTCATTACCAACATTTAAATTTACGAAATTTGGCGCACCTACAAATAATGACAGTGTAAATAGTGGGTTGTCTGTTTCTTCAAAAATGCAGAAATCAGGTATTCTTTCGACGATCAAGGAAAAAGCCCAAGATACGTTCAAAGATATAAAAATGCCTGAAATATCTCTCGAAACAAGCGATTCAGCAAGACAACAAATGTCGGACGATGGTGAAAGTTTTTTTTCAATTTGGGCCTTAGTGAAGTTGGTCATTATAGTGGTGATTGTATGGTTCATGTGGGGCAGTCTGTCATCAAATGCCGATTTCTCTTTAGGAATGGGCGAAATTGGAGACAAGATAAACTCATTTTTTAAATCGATGGAGGAAAAGGGACGTGATGTGATCTCTCGATACACAAATATTGAAGTTCCGCCAAGTTCATTAGACTCGAAGAAATACGCAGAGGGCGACAGCGACAGCGACAGCGACAGCGACAGCGATAACGACAGCATCGATTATGACGACAACAGTAAAAATTCCAAAGGAGGCGCAACGAGAAATTATTCGAAAGCTACTTACCGCCCACCAGTTCCACCAGACGCAACAAACAGCAGCGATAAAAAACCAGGTTTCCTGAATGACGACTCAAAATATACATTTTTAGATAAAGCGGTTCGTGATTATAGTGGTCCATCTCACGAGTGTTACACAAAAACACCAAACCGGAAAAGGTGGTTACTGTTATATCGGTGAAGACCGAGGTTTTCGTAGCTGTGTAAAGGTAGATCCCAGCGACAAATGTATGTCAGGAGAAGTTTATTCACGCCATGACATATGTATTCACCCAACGCTGAGAGAATAAATATTCATAATAAGGTGATACGTATTGATATTGTTATAACGCTAAATACCTAATTTCCGGAGTATATGAAAATAATTCGCTTATTTGTTGTTGTCCATTCTGATAAACAAGTGTGATGGTAACATTATATTCGGTACCAACAATAATAATTTCAGAGCCTGCGTTCGTTGCCGGAATACGAATCTTATGTTGACCCGAACCCGATATCGGCTGATTATCATTATTTACATAAGCCAAATATGACGCATTCAATCCATTTACTCGAACAAATAAAATCGGATTCGCTATCTGCCATTGTGTATTGATTGAAAATGTCATTTCGGCATATGATAAACCACTCGGTGTATAATAACCTTCAATATTAAAGATGGAGGCCCTTGCGGTTCCCGGGTTAATTGTTACATATAGACGTGCGCTTTCATTACCGGTGAGATACCCATTATATGTTTCCATAACAATAGAGTATGAACCATCTACCAAATATGTGCTATTTATTAGACCTATATCTGCGCTATAAGATGATCTTGTATCAGTTGATTTTATGGTATATGGAAAGGTAAGCCCCGAACCAAGAGACAAAGGCGGCGTAATCGTAATATTATAATATTTTATCATAGATCCACCTGTGTCTGGTTTATTCCACGTAATGTTAATATAGCTTCGTGAAATATCTGTGATTGTCGGGGGTAATAAACCATATTTAGATGATATTACTATATTTGATGGAACACCTGGTTTCATAAGTGTTCTTGCGTTAATAATCGCAGATTCAGGTCCAACACCCACACTATTGATTGGTTCTATTTTGATTTGATATTTGCTTTCGTTGAATAGGTTACGGAGAACATAACGACGCGACTGACTACCGACCGTTGGTATAATCACATTCGACGTGGTTAGGGTTATTTTAGTCCATGTTGTATCAGGAACTTTCCTGTAATATAAATTATAAGATGTAATTGGTGGTCCATTATAAGAAGACACGGATCCTGCTGCTGTTGCGACGCCACTAGCACTACTACCTGCCGCACCTCCACTATTTTCAGTATTTGACGGATCGGTCCATTTCAAATCCACCATCAAATTTTCACGTTCATCTGCTGTATTTGTAAATCCGAAATCATTAATGATGGATGGCACAGATGATGTTTTCAACGTAATGGTTGCTGGAACACTCGATAATCCTCTCTCATTCCCTGAAAAGACTGACAAATAATATACGGTATTATCCAAAATTTCGATAGATCCAGGTATTCTTTCAAACACAACAGAATTTCCGTTAATTTCACCACTTACTGAATTGAATGTTGGGACAACACCTGCGGGTGGTTTATACGGGAATACGCTTTTATAAGGTGCCCATGTTTTGTTATTTGTTGAATATGTAATAACATAACCTGTAATCGGATGCCCGCCGTTAGAATCAGGCGCATCCCATGTAAGCGTGACGCGCTTATTCACATTATCATAACTACTTATTCTTAAATTTGTCGGTTCTGTTAAAATAGTGGTTGGTATATTCAACGTGAGCTGAAGACCCGCTTCGTATTGATAAGTGCGTTTGTAATTATATAAATTGATAGATGGGTCATAACATAATAAACGTTCGCGTCCGGGCACACCACAAGCACTAGTAAGCCCACATAATATCCGGTTATTCGCGGAGGATTGCGGACAAATCAACGTGAATGGACTCGCAGCATCTGTTGTATATCTGGCTGAGTTTCCGATATTGCGCATGAGCTCGCCACGCGCAGCCTTCGCGTATTTTTGAGTTTTGGTAAGACCTCCAACATTTTTATCATATTTCAAGATTTCAGCTTTACGCCTCATATCATATACTTCATCCACTTGCGTTCCAGTAAGAGGTAGTCCTGTTATACTATTTACCAAATTTGAAGAACGACATTCCGGCTTGAACCGCGTCCAAAATTGACGATTGTATGGATTTGTATAAAAAAGATTCGTGTTGCAATTAATAACTGCTGGTGTTATTTCAAACACATTTACGTTGAATGTTGCTATTTTTTGATTGAAATTTGTAGTTGCTGCTTGAGTTACAGTTACTGTAGCTGTTCCTGACCCATACATAAACGCAGTATATACTGCAGAAGTGCCTGTCCCTGTTACACGCAATTTCAATAAATATTCGTTGGATGAACTGAACGTAATTATTCCTGCCGATTCTTTATTATTCGTTTCTGGTGGAGTCAATACAAATGAACCCTCGGACGTCATTTTATTCAGGTCAGGTAACTTATAAATGGTATTCGGATCTTCTGTATTATTTTCAGGAATCTGATTCAAGAATGTTGGTGTCGATTTTTTGATAATAAGATTGATTGTATTTGCATAACCAAGCATGTCTCCGATTCGCTGATTTGACCGTTTATATACAGGTGTTTCTTCTTGAAGAAATTTAATAGATATCGGGTTGAATTGTGTTGGGCTTGTCTGGGTGCTTTTTTTAAATGTGATGCGATTTCCAGAGATTTGTATGTATTCGCCACTTAGATCGAATGTACGCGGCAAAGAAACATTCAGATAATATTGAACATCACCATAATCTGGTTCACCAGTATATATATTTTTACGCGTAGTTTTTGCGAAATCTGGAAAATTCAGATCGATACCACCATCAAGCCATTCTCGCACAATATTTCCACTACTGTCTGGTATTGAGTTTAATTTACTTCTTCCTATTCCAGTAAATGGTGTATTTAAACTAATATCGGTTACTGCTTTAGTTATGGTAAGTGGCACCAAAATCTTTTTTTCTAAGAATACATCCACGCCGTCTATTGTTTTTTTGGATTGGTTCATTTCCATCCGTATTGTTATTGAGTCCTGATCATATCGAAAACCACTCGTGTTGTCATATACACCATTAATTATAAGAGCATTACGATATGGCAATCGAATATTTTCTCCGCCAGGGTTTTTATATAAACCATTCGGATTCGGAACATTCGCTGGATCACCAGATGCTTGCGGAATTACATAATAGTCTCTGTCAAATCGTTCAACTGAAACCGCATAATTATTTGTCGGAAATGAAAACCGTATAGGTGTATCTGAATAATTATTAGTGGAAGCGATATTAATTAGAGGGATAAACCCGATAAGTGTTTTTCTTTTTGCGAGTACAGACGCAGGAACATCTGTATCACGTGGTCCAATACCAGGTAATGTGCTTGGTATTGTAAATGTATTCGGTAAAAGTGTAAATGTAGTAGCATAATTCAAAGAATACACATTAAACCGATGTCCATATTCACCAACAAAATAAACATCACCTGTAGGAGAATCTTGTTGCAGAGATGGTGTCCATGTGGGAACCACCGCAGGATTTGCCATTTATATTTTTTTACACCAGTATTGCTGATATCTCCATGTAAAAAAATATTACCTCATGTACCAATTATTCGACAAGTAAGACCCCGCATTCTTTGTAGATGTTTGTCCGTCGGCAGATGAAACCATCTTCATATTTGGTCCTTCATCTACGATGCTCTTGATTTTATTTGAACCGATAGAATAATTGAAATATTGAATGGTCGAAATATAACCACTAAAACGTTTGCTCGGCTTACTTTCACCAATATACACTTTACCGTAATTCTGTAATGGAATACCGGCAGTTTTACGACGTTGCGCAAGACGACCGTTGATGTATAAATCGATGACGTTATTTGTCACACGAATCACAGCATTCACCCAATTCTTAATTGGAATATCGGTTGCGATAAGTTGTTCATGAAGGTTTTTCGTCTTATCCGCGTCATTATCCATCTTACCATTTACATCGACCACCGCCAACAAAGATACATTTACACCTTTGTCTGACCGATCAGGATTTGTTTCGTTGATAGTATCGGTGAATTTAATATATAATCCTGGTGCGTTATTTGGATAATAGATCCCATTTTCCGATGATTTTGTTCCTTCACCACCTTTGCTAAAGATTCTTGAATACTTGTCCTTTTCAAGTGGAACTTGGTTGATATAAAACCAGGCGGACCATGTATATTCTAAACCGCCATCTTCATTCATCGATCTAGCTATGAACACAGAATCTTCTTTTGATGGATCCTGCGATCTTTCCATCGCCATATCTTCGGTATTTGCGGTTCCATCTAGTACAAAAGGCGACATCGAAGGAAGCAACAAATAAGACAATCCGATAATCGCTAGTTTAACTGCGACTGAAAATACGATAAATACCATCAAAATAAATGCGAATTTTGCGACAAGACTATTGGATTCCATAAATTCTTTTAGACCAAAACCACCGCTGCTACTACCGTTGGTGCTGGAAGACAAACCAGCATTACTTGGATTTGAAAAACTAGATGTAATTCCTTTAAAAAATCCGCCTTCGCTCTTAGATTCACTCATTATTATAGAATTCTTACTAATATAATCGAATAAAAAAAACAATCTATACGAATGAATAGATTGTTTGAATGTTATCTTAATGATAACCCAAGCGTTGATAATAATTTTAAGTGCTAACACTAGCCTGTTCTTGATTATCAACGATGAAACTTAACTTCACCTTGTATTTATTGAGGAGATCACTCCAAGGGCTTCCACCAAATCCTTGAGAATAAATATCCCATGCTTCTTGCGGGGCAATCGGTGCGGCCTTCAACTTTACATTTGTAATAAACCCGACATCAGCTGTTTTTACTGCTTCAGTATCATCGCCTAAAACAATACTTTGTGTTTCTTGAAGCCGCGATCCTAGATTTACAACGCACGACTTTACAAGCTTACCATCAACATAAACGTCCATCGCAGAACCGTTGAAGCTTATGATGAGATTCACCCATTTTTGAAGTGGAAATTCTGCGATTTCACAGTCATATTGTGAGTCCGATGTTCCAGACCTTGGGAAAATCTGTACTGTATTTGTATTAGCTTTAAATTGAACTTTGAATATAGTAGAAGCAGCTCCCCCAGAACCATCCTTGTGAAAACTGACAACAGTTGCGCCATTAACCCATTTCTTAATGTAAAACCAAATCGATATCGCACTATTCGCTTTGAAACTACTCGGAAGATTGGATCCCTGAAGCGTTGTTTTATTCCCCCATTTTTGCATCGTTCCTAAAGTTGTATAGGTTGTCGTCAAAGCTTTGAAAATGACATATAACAACAAAAGAATAACAACTATTGCTAGAACTAATTTTGAATTCATTCTCTTCGTATAATTATTGTATATATTATTTACTTCGAATACACAGTTGCTGTTCCAGCTTCTTTGACTTCGTCTTCAATCGTCTTCATTCCAATCATCGGAGGATTCTGAGATTTCAACATCGTATAAGTCCAACGTATTTGTTCTTTTGTCAGAGGAACTTTATGAAATGCGAAGTTACAAATAGAACCGTTTAATCCTTTATTATTGCTTGTGTCACCGATCGTTATTGGTTTCAATACAATATCTGGCATGATAAAATCACTTCGAACCAACAGCTGATTATTCATGAAAAAGTCCATCGTCTTTCCGTTGTAATTCACAACAAAGTAATTCCATTTTTGAAGGGGGGTCGATACATCGAGTTCATCATCGTTATCCACTAACATTCTGATTTGGTTCTGTTTATCTTTGGATTTACCGGAAATAATCGTATTGTAATTTGTTTTTGAATTGTAAATCAGAGTGGGTGCCGATAATGGAGTGCCTGACATATCAAGTGTATTACACCACAATTTTAATTCTGTGGTTGTTTTGTTATAGGTCATTCTTGGAACACCACCGAAATCAAATATCTCTAAATCTTTATGGGTTGAAACAACCGTATTATTCAAGAAGAACCATCCTGAAATAGAATAATTGTAACGCTTTTTCTCTTCGACTGGACAGTTGGCAGCTTTATCTTCAGGAGATCGGTCAATACCCGTATTATGGTATATGAAAATTTGAGGGCTTTGGGTATTCAATTTGGTGTCATACTTCTGTTTCAGGGATACAGGAGCTGCTACGATTTGAGATGCTGATGCTCCAATATAGTTTAATAGGTAAGGCCCACCATATAGAATCGCAATAAGAAGTATCTCGATTGCGACAATAATCCAGATTGTACGTGTTGTATCACCTACTGCTGACTGAGATGATGTAAGCATATCCAAGAATAAACAAGGAATGAATATAATACCTAACCATATCAATTTCAATATTTTAAGACCAATATATGATTTTGTAAGATGGAATATAAACATTGTTAAAATAAGCACGACCATCATACCATGCTGCTTATAATAAGCAAGTGCGCACAACACAATAAAAAATACGGTGTTAATAATAAAACGAATATTTGTGAATAGATTTGCGAGTGAAGGCTTCGTCTCTGTTCCACCGACCATTTTTGCAGGATTCAACGTATCGATAAATTCTAAACCATAGTGAAAGAAGAGAATGGCGAGTCCTAATACAGTCATACCAGTAACCGACATACGTTCTTTATCATCCTTTTCGCGATCATAAATCCAGACAATCACCATTAAGATAATATACACGATATGAGTCGCGCCAAATGCGAGTTGTCGAAGCGGTTTCTGTTCATCTTCAGTTTTCATGTCATCGAATAAATACTTTTCGGGTGGTTTGTTGTCGTTGGCCTGTTTGAACTTCTCTCGAATATATGCTACAACACCCGCAACCGCAACGATCGCAAGAAGAACGTATATTACTTGTGCGGTAGGTGAATTCAAATTCGTCATGATACCACCAGATGCGACTGCGTCCGTTTCAGCACCTTTATTTACAAATTCGGCATCAACCTTATACGTATAATACACAATAGCCAGAATAAGAATTACGAATGATATCGTTAGTAATAACACTTTAATCAGTTTTCCGATTGCGCCGACTTTGGCTTCGTTGATTCCAGCGAGATGAGCTGACGCACCGGTTGCGGAAGCAGAAGCAGAAGCAGCGGTGGTCACTGATGCAGCATCTGCGAAAACGGATGTTACACTCGCTGGTGTTGGACGGTCTTTTTCGTCTGTCGGAAACATACGAAGATCAATATCGCCGGCATTCCATTCCCAGAATTTTAATTTGGCAAGTTCTTCATTTCGTTTAGTAATGAATTCCTCAATTCCAGTTAAAGACCCGATACCATAAATCCCTACTCGGAATAATATGATAATCAACCATGGAACTAAATATATGGTTGTAAGTAGCAAACGCACTATTCTTTTTACGACGTTTTCTTTTTCAAAATCATCATGTACGCCTGCCCACATGTGATATCCGGTAGGCATCACACATATTGCTAAAAGAATAACAAAGGCGATTGCCCACCCCCAGTTTTCAGGAACGACCGGTAAGCTTACTCCTGTTTTTGATTCCTCTGTTGGTTTTATTCGAGCCAAATAATCCCACCACCACGAGAGACCTCCACCAAATAATAGCAAAAATAATAGAATAGAACCGATTACACCTTTACTTACACTTCCTGACGTATCATCATTTTTATTGAACTGCCATACCTGAACTGACTCTGCGAAATTGAGAATCGAATCAAGACCGCCAACATTCATTTCTTTCACCATCGGAAGTAATAAAATACCGCATAATAAAAGACCGACAATTATAACAATAAAAAAGGTGTCGATCAGTTCTTTCACACGTGAAAACATATCACCTGTAAATTTACTGGCAATCCAATCACTTGTTTTTGGTGAAGTCGTGACATTCGTGAAAAGAACAGATACCCACATCACCAGCAAGATAACGGATAAAAATGGAATCATCGAAAACCATTTGGCAAAACGAATATACAAACTGCTTTTATCCGAATGGTCTTCCAATATCTTATCCCAGTCGTTTGATGTCATCTTATCTTTTTTGATTTTATCTAGGATATCGTCGGCAAGCGTTTTGACGACACCACCACAATCTGGGTTTGTCGTATATTTCAAAGAAACTAAACACCAATCTTTGAATGTATCGGGAATATCTCCGCAATCTGCCAATTTTAAACGGACATTATAACACATAAGTATGAAAATGGTGATGATTACGGATAATATTGAAACCACACTTAACATCGCATTCATCGGTGTGAATGTTTTCTTTTTATCTTCGTCGAGTCGAGCCTGTATTGCGGCATTAATCACTTCCTCATTAACTTTGTTATTCGGGTCCTTTTTCTGTAGTTCATTTATTACTTCTTGTCGGAGTTGTTGATAATATCCACTATTTGCGAACTCGTTATTTGGGTTATTCTCTTTATTCAAAATATTGTCTGCTGATGGTTCTTTCAAGTTGGTTATGGCAAATGCTATTGGAAAAGAAATATATCCAACGATAATTAGAATAACGAGTGCGATTGGTATTAGAAATTGATGTGTTGTGATTTGTAAAGTTTGTCCGAATGTCGTAACGATTAAACCAACAAGCGCAATAAACCATACGATTCCATGAACTAAAAATGTTTTCTGTCCATATTCGGTTAAATCTTTGGCTCCAGCAATACCATCATTCTTTTGACTCGCGGCTAAAAATATGCTTGCGGGTATTCCTAACAGTATAACAAATGTTATTATTGCTGCGATTTTATGGAATTTATTTAAACCGCCGCTGTCTTCCGGTTTTATATGTCTCCAAATAAAATAACCAACTGCCATAAAAAAAGCGATCTGAAAAAATAAACCGAAACCTAATATTACATCCGCGCTTGTTTTTGCTAATTTTTCTTTGTTTTCTTTACTTGATAATGGGTCGTTATTTACCTTTTCCGTATTTTGTTGAATTTTATTACCGTGAACAATCATCGGCACACCAATCAAAATTGAAATAACGATGTAATGGAACCATTCGCTGATGGGTTTGTTTTCACCAAACCTTTTATATAATCCGAATATCAGCGCCCCGATTAACAAAATAGACCCGAATCCTATCATGCTTCGCGTGAGGTTGAGATTACTTACTTTAGTTGATGCTTGAATACTACCGAAACCCATGCCTAATCCGAGAATAAATATGGATATTGGTATTAGGATCCGAATAATGACTTCGGATAACGAAGTGTTTATAGTAAAATTGACAGCAGGCGGCGACGGAAGAATTGTAGCTCCGGAGTCTTTCAGTTCAAGAAAGTTATTTGGAGAAAGATAATGAATATATAAGACGTAAAGAAATGTCAGAATCATAGATACGAATATCGGCCAATTTCCTGTCAATAAATCAGAAGACACGAATGTTATTAGTATGATGACAACAAAGACGATAATCGGTAAATAATTCAATAATTTTTTAATATGAAATGAATCTTCAATAACAGAAACAGCATGTGTTTCAGCTTTGCCTTCTTCATAATTTGGGTTTAAAATAAGGCTTGTCGCCGCTGCTGCTGCTACTGCTGTCGAGGATGACATAATGTTTTATTATTTATTATTTATTATTTATAATGATAACACCCTTCAGTTATAATTATAAGATATAATAATGTCAGGATGACTACGATACCCGCCGTATCAATAATACAAATACAAATACGACACACAATTCTATAAAAATGACATCGCTGTCTTTTTTCCATGACAATCCCGGCATAAAGCGACTAAATTATCTACATGGTTTGACCCACCATGTTCTAAGGCGATGACATGATCTACTTCGAACCAAGCTGGGAGCTGACGCTGACAATCACCGCATTTCCAGCCTTGTTGTGCAGCAACATACTTTTTCTTTGTTTCACTTACGCTGCGTTTGCTAGAGTTTTTACCGGAGTTGAGCAACCGTCTCTCAGCGGGGGTTGCGCCGGGGGTTCCGCCCCCCCACGACGGCCGCGCGATGGGTTGCGCGGTTTTTTCGCCCATCGCACTATTCATAGCCCCACCTACCCCTCCGCCTATCACCCCACCCATCACACCACCGTCGTGGGAGGGCGGAACCCCCGGCGGACGCCCCGTCATATCAAAAAACGGTGTTATCATATCCGCAGTTCCTTTACTTATCGGCATATACTTAATGATATCGTTGGCATGAAACAATAATTGCCTAGAGTTTTCCGGATTGCGACGTAGAAACATGAAGAGTGATAGACCGATGAACCCGAATGTCGCCATCTTAATCCACTTTTGATTGCTTTGAAACATCTTTAACGGTTGGCCATCATAGTATGTGTTTATAATCAGAACCGCCGTAATAATAAATACGATGTATTCGGTTTTTACCATATCATATAATAGTTATTAAATTTTATATAATATGACTAAAATAATGTATTATTTTTTATATCGACGGGTTTTGTTTGCGCGTCTGTTCTTACGTATTTTTTTACGCGAGTTCGTTCTATTACGGTTATTATTGCTTCCGCCAGAACCATTGGTTCCGGGTTTTGGACCAAGACTAAGGTTTTTAAAGTCTAAGGGAAGATTTTCATAAGAAGCCCTTGCTGTCGCACTTTGAACATTGGCCCACGGGCTTTGAACCTTTTTATTCAGATTCAGATCCATATAATGCTGATTATAATATATATATAATATTATTTTGTTTTATTCTATCACTAAATATATACAGGTTAAACTTTTACGTTGAACTCTTCTTATGGTCCGCTCATCATTTACATAAATCGGTCTGTTTCACCTATTATGATAATAATATGCCGCATACCCCATTCCCGCCAGCAATAACAAATACACGAGCTTCTCTCGATACTTCAATTCTTCTAGGATTTGGACCGACTTCGGACGATAGTGTAAATAATATCTCTCGAGAGCTTCATGTAAAGAAATTTCATCCTTCATCAATAGAACATTATATCGATTGTGAATGAAATGAACCCAACGAATAAATGAATCGCGGCTGTCTAAATATGGTGTGACAGGATATTTTCCTAGCATTCGGTCAAACTCCGATGCCATTTCTAGATCAGGTATCAACATCGAAAAGTTTTGGACGAAGTCGTAGTATTTTTTACGCGTAATATCATTCACATGATCTGGATAATTTACCGCGACTGTCGTCAAGAAGAACCAGTATTGTGGCCCCCATACCTTCGCATCGAGCTTGATCATCGCTTGCCTATAATGAAACGACATAAAAACAAAGATAGAACTACGATAAGCGATTTTTAAAGATGGAAGACCAGGTCGAAATACAAAAGGTAAATAATCCTAAATCCGCATTATCGTATCTTG